ATCAACTGGAACTTCATCGTATACTCCAAGTTCTGTTATGGTCGGTGCATCTTCGGCAATATTATCTTGCAGTTTTGCTGTTGCAACAGTAACAGTAGGACAAGCAGCAACTATAGCTTTGGCTTCATCAAATACTGGTGGTATTGTTTTATCTTCGGAGTTATAAATGATTACTTTGCTAAATATTCTTGTTGTTATCCTTTTATTTGTTGATTACCGTCAAACTTTAGACATTAAAAATCATGCTGGGGATTATGAAATTAACCTAATCCTTGGCAAACATCCTAGTGATATTAGGGTTAGTATCTATTTTTTAATAGTAACCCTTTTGTTTACGATTGTTATTTGGGCAGTTCCAATAGTTTGGGCATGTTTATGGACATTGGGGTGGACTATAGTAGAAGGTTGGGCAATAATAAACAACATTAAACTTGGCTTAAAAATTTAACTAAAAGGATTAGTGATGCAATCCCCAAAATACAGCATTGTTATACCAACCTATAACAACTGTGAGAAGTACCTAAAGCCGTGTATTGATTCAATAATTAAATACACTGAAATGACCGACATAGAGTTGGTCATTTCTGCTAATGGATGTACTGATAATACAGAAGCTTATTTAAATTATTTACATACTGCTATACCTAACTTAATAATTGTTTGGGATGACAAACCTTTAGGGTTTGCTAAGGCTGTTAATGAAGGTATTAAAAGGTCTACTTGCAATAAAATAGTGTTATTAAATAATGACACTTTGTTATTAGAGCAACCAAAAAATCAATGGTTAAATAGACTTAATGATTATCACGCTGATATATCAACAGTTCTTACTCAATACTCTCCTATTACAAAACAAAATTTTGGTGTATTTTTTTGCACCATGATTGATAAAAAAGTATTCTATGCCATAGGTGGTTTAGATGAATCTTTTGAAACTGGTGGATGTGAAGATATAGATTTTTGCTATAGAGCAGACCAAAATGGTTTTTCTATTGTAGATGTTGGATATAAAGGAGATTTTCCTATATATCATGTGGCAGAAGGAACAGTCCATGATCCCAATTTAGTTCAAAACTGGAAACAAAAATTTTATGTAAATGAATTGCGTTTAGCAAAAAAATGGAATTTGGAACACTACAGGTATTTGCTTTCTAACAACTATGAAAGAGCAGTATTTTTAAAGGGTGATCCAGTATTTCCTAGAGAAACTACTAGGTATCAATGGGCTTCTAAAAATATTTCTGATGAATTAGTATTAGAAATTGGTTGTTCAACTGGATACGGGATACAGTTTTTTTCTTCTAAATTATTCTACATAGGGTTAGATTACGATCCAATTATTGTAGAAGTAGCAAAAGATCAAAATTGGACTGATGCTTGTGCTTTTATTCAAGCAGACATTAATACTTTTAAATTTGATTTCTATAAAAATATCGTTGCTTTTGAAGTTATTGAGCATTTAGACAATGGTTTAGAAATTGTTGAAATGCTTAAAACAAAATGTCAAAGATTGTTAATTTCTGTTCCTCATAATGAGCCAAAAGGCTTTTGGGGCGAACATCACAAACTGCATGGATTGACTGAAAAAGACTTCCCCGGCTTTCAATTTTCTTACATCAATCATGCTGGTGAAATATCAGATGTAATCCAAGACATTACACCTGAAAACCCCAGTAATTTAATGCTTTGTAGGTGGGATAATGAGTAAAGTTTTATGTTCAATACCAACTAGAGGTAGGTATTTCACTACCCTTCCTATGGTTTTGCAGGCTGTTATCAATCAAACTTGGTTACCTAACAAAGTAATTATTTTTGATGATAATGATGAACCTCAAGATATGAGAAAAGAATTCATTTATCAGCATTTATTTCAACAAATGAAAGTAAAGGGAATTGAATGGGAATGGCTGTTTGCAGATAAAAAAGGTCAACATCACATTCATCAAAAAGCAAATTTAATGGGTTATGACTGGGTATGGCGAGTGGATGATGATTGCATTCCAGAGCCAACAGTTTTACAAAGTTTATACAGTCATGCTATACAAATACCAAATGTAGGTGCTGTAGGTGGATCTATCATTACTGGAGAACCCATAAATGCTTATCAATCAACAGGATTAATTAAAAACATTGATTCTGAACCTAATATTCAATGGGATTTTATTAAAGGAATTAAAGAAGTAGAACACTTGCATTGTTCATTTTTATATAGGGCTGGAGTGCATGACTATAACTTAGGATTATCTAGAGTAGCTCACAGAGAAGAAACTTTGTTTACTTTTGGGTTACACCAAAAAGGTTATAAACTGTTAACTGTTCCTTATGCTACCTCTTGGCACATAAAAAACCCACAGGGGGGAATTAGAAGTGAAACAAAAGAAGAAATGTTCAACCATGATGAATGGGTTTTCAGAAACTTCATTAGCTATCATGGGCGTACTATTGTGGTACTTAATGGTGGTCTTGGGGATCACATTGTGTTCAATCACATATTGCCTGAGATTCGTAATCCAATTGTTTTTGGCTGTTATCCTGAAATTATTAAAAGTCGTTCTATAGGTGAAGCTTTATCTTTATTTAAAGACATTAGTCAATGGGATATTTATGCAAAAATGGATCGGTGGAAATGGACTGATTCTTTAGAAAATGCTTATAGAAAGATGTATTTATGATCCTAATACATCCCTTTGCCAAACCATTAAGAAATGGTAAAGAAAACCCAAAAAACTATCCATATTGGGAAGAACTTGTACAAGAATTGCAAAAAACTATGCACATCATTCAAATTGGTGTCGAAGGAGAAAAGCAATTAGTACCAGATTTTCGTAAAAATTTATCTATTTTAGAGTTAAGACATTTACTTAATGAATGCAAAACTTGGATTGGTGTTGATAGTTTTTTTCAACACTTAGCATGGGATTGTCAAAAACCGGGAATAGTTCTTTGGTCAGTATCAGACCCATTAATATTTGGTCATAAAGAGAATACCAATTTGCTCAAAGATAGGTTATATTTAGCTAAAAATCAATTTCTTTGGTGGGATTTTACAGAACACAATCCAAATGCTTTTGTAAAACCTAAAGAAGTTTTGATGTGTTTAAATTTTTAGCGTGGATTTTTTATGGATTCTATAGAGGATGTTGTTCATCAAACAGAAACTAGGCTATCAGTTCATGAAGCTGTTTGTGCAGAAAGATACGAAGGAATCCAAGAATCTTTTTCAAAAGGCATTCAAAGGATGCAAAAAATAGAGTATATGCTTTATTTTGTTATCTTTTCAATATTATTTGGTAAAGAATTTGTGATTGATTTAGTGAAGCACTATTTACTGGAGAAATAAAATGTTAAAAAAGATAGCGGCATTACTTAGAAAAAAACCAGAGCCAGTTGCTGTTCCAGATTTTCCTGTTACCAAAAAGAAACCAACAGTTAAAAAAGCAACCACTAGACCAGTAAAAAAAGTTGCAAAGAAAACAGTTAAGAAAAAATGACTTTTGATGATGTAAAAAAATTCTTTAAAGATCAGTTGACAGAAAATGACAACATGACTTGGTGCGCTGCAAGAATTTCTGGTTTTTTTGGGGTTATGTCTTTTCTTTGTCTTGGAATAGCTCATTTTGTTGTAAACCATACCATTGATTTTCAATCTTATGGCACAGGTTTTGGTGGTCTTATGGCTGGTGCTGGGATTTATTTGGGTGCTAAACAAATTTCAAACGGCAAATAACATGGACATACCAGAAATACCTACCCCTAATCTTTGGTTCAAAATAGTTTTAATTGCATTAGGACAAATATTTTTAATATTTTTGTTGGGCTGGTATCCAGAACATTTAAGATTTGTTGATTACAAAGAAAAAGAAGATGCTGTTGTTGCTCAAAAATTACAACAAGCAAAAGATAAAGAAATATTAGATAAACATATTGGAAACGAGGTTATCAATGAAAAAAAATCTGATATTAATGCCATTAACAGTTATGACTTTAGTCAGTTGCGCCCACCCAGTACCTATGGATTGTCCCAAACCAGAACCAATACCACCACAGTTGATTGGCAAACCGCCTACAGAATACTTGCTAAACAATGTGCTACCACCACAGTAGACTATGACAGGCTTGTAGAGTATTTAGAAAAGAAGCAGAATGACCAAAAATGAAATAGCCTTTCTTAGAACAATTGGTTTTTCTGAAATAGGCAGAGATTTGTTGGCTCATTCTGATAATGGTTACAATGTTTTGTTTGGTGGAACATTGTTTCAATCATATAAAGACCATCCTAGAAAACCTATTACTGCTGGTGGATATACATCTACAGCCGCAGGCAAATATCAAATCTTAGAACATATTTTTGATGAATATAGGGTAAAGCTTTCACTTCCAGACTTTAGCCCTGCAAGTCAAGATTCTATAGCTTTAGAAATGATTAAAGAGGTAGGCTCAGACTTGCTTATAAATCAAGGTCATTTTGAACCAGCAATAGTGCGTTGCAATAAAATTTGGGCAAGCTTGCCTAATAGTCCTTATGGACAACATACAAATTCAATGGCTTATCTTAAAGCTTTTTTTGAAAATGTTGGTGGAGTTTTGGCATGAGTGATATGTATGATGATGCAAGCGACTTAGAAGCTTTGCATAGAGAATTTGCTATAAAAGCTGTTAGAGATAAAAAGAAAGCTTCCTATACTGGTCATTGTCGTTACTGCAACGAATCAATAACTGTTGGAAGCTTTTGTTCTGCTGAATGTAGGGAAGGTCAAGAATTAGAAGATAAATTAAAAAACATTAGAGGGTTTCGTTAAAACTCCCAAGTTTTTTTAATTACAATTTCTTTTTCATCCCTAGAAATATTAACATCAATCATTCCAGCAAAAGGAATGGGTTCTTTTGCTTCTTCCCATTCTATTTCTGGTTTTTCAGCTTTTTCTCTATCTTCAGTAGTAAAAGTTGTCATGCGTAATCTGCCGTATTGATAATAATTTGTTGAACAATAATATCTAATTCAATAGCTTTATCATACAACTGTTTATGACCAGATATGTCAGGGTTTGCATTTAATTTTTCAAGATCAGAAATTATCTTTCTTGCTTTGGTAATTTGTTCAGAAATATCTTTCATTTTATCCTCACCACTTTAGATTTTTTCATAAGTAATTCATACTGCTCTTTGGCTTTATCATCTAAATCTCTAAGAGGTAATTCCTGATACATTTTCCATTTAGACCTATATTCAGGCTGTTCAGATGGTCTTATCCATCCATGATATTTAGTCCAGCGTTCTTCAATATTTGTACCGCTTGCTGTCCAAACATATTGATTTATGGCATCACTCATAAATTTCTCCTTATTTTTTAGGTGGTCTACCACCAAGTTTTCCATTGCTACGACTTGCTTGTTGCTTTGATGGTGAATTAGATTTACCACCAACACCACCTAACTGTTTTGCAGCTTCAGTTAAGTTTGTGTATTTAATACCGCCTGCATCATTTTTTTTAGCTGTTGCCATACAAACTCCTTTCTTTGATTATCTACATAATACCCAATCGCTTGGGTTTTGTAAATCTTTTTGTGGAATCATAAAACAAGATCTATCTCTTTCTTTCCCATCTTTTCCAACTTCTTTTCTTTCTACCCAATATTTATTTTGCTTTCCATCCCATGCCAAAATAAACCCTCTTACAACATATTTACCATTTTTACCAGTAAGCAACCAATATCTTTTATGATCTTTGTCTGGTGGATGCAAAATTAAATGTCCATTGGCATACTCTGTAACCCTAACTTCTTCCTCTCCCAAATCATCCCCACCAGCAACGCCAACGCCTTCCCAATGTTTTCCAAGAAATTTTGCTAGTGCGTACTCACTTAACGCACCCTCAATTTGCAATTCCCATTTTGTGTTCGCATCCAAACCAAACTGTGGTTTTGCATCTCGCTTCAAAAACTGTAAATGTCGAATTACACCCGCTTGAGCCACCATCATTATTTGTGAGTTTGTTAAATTAACTTCGCTCATTTCCCCTGTGCCTTTCTTAGTATTGCTTTAGCAATTACATCATCAGCTACATGGGCAATCATGTGCGGTTGATTACCTAATGGAGTTTCATTTCTGTATCGAATGAGTAATTCAAGCATTTCACTAAAT